GCCTGGTCGCCGGCCTGCGCCGCCGCGTCGGCCAGTTCGCGCAGGCGCTTTGCCGACTCCGCGGCAATTTCCGCTTCCACCTTCTTGACCTGTGCGCCGGCCTCTTGCGCCTTCAGCTCGGCTTCCTTCGCCGCCGTCAGTTCGCCGGCCGCCTGCAGCTCTGCCCGNTTGGCCTGNACCACCGCCAGCGCGGCGTCGGCTTCCAGGCTCTTGGCGCGCGAGACCAGCTCTGCCAGCTTGATTTCGAGCCGCTTCATTTCCAGCAGCGCCGAGATCGCGCCGCGCTCGTCGCCCCGCGCCCTGGCGACATCCAGGATCGTCCGCTGCTGCTCGATGGCCAGACGTATTCCCGCCTGCTCAAGCGAAATCTGCGCCTGCTTGACCGACGCGTTGCGCTCGATCGCCGCCGTCTGGTCGTTCAGCGCGTCGCGATACAGGGCGCCGGCTTGAGCCTCGGCGATCTGTGCCGCGGCGAGCTGACCGCTGACATCGATTCCCGCCGCTTGCTGTTCCGCCAGCGCCGCCAGCGCCGTCTGCGCCGCCACATAGGCCGCTGCCAGCTCGCCGACGCGCGCGCTGCTGTCGCCGTACGCCAGCGCCATCTTTTCCGCTTCGGCCGCGGCGATGGCGGCCGATTGCGCGTGCCCGGCGGAGGCGTCGGACTCGGCGCGTCGCTGATCGACCAGCGCTTTCAGCGTATCGATCTGCTTCTGCTCGGCTTCGGTCGCCTTGCCACGCGTCGCCACCTCGGCACGGATGCCGGCCAGATGCCGCTCGGACAGCGTCAGGTCGGCACGGCGCTGCTCGGCGAGGGTGCGTGCCGCGTCGCTCTCNGTCCGCGTCGCNTCCTGCCGTGCCAGCAGCTGCTGGCGCTCGGTGCCCAGCGCCCTGGCCAGNTTNGTNGTCGCCTCGGCTTCCGACTTGCGCGCCTCGGCGCTTTCCTTGGCGCGCGTGATCAGCTTCGCGCTCGACTCCTCNAGCGCGCCGTAGGTGACATTCAAACGGGTGATGGCCGCGCCGGCGTTGGCCGACGTTGCGCCAAGCTCAGCGGTGGCCGACGCCGCGCGGGCGGTCGCTCCCGAGGCCTTGAATGCCGCTTTCTCAGTCTCGCTGAATGAAGTGGCGAGCAGGCGGTTGTGCTGCGCGGCCTGCAAGAGCTTGTCGCGGCCCTCCTTGTCGATCGCCGCAAACGCCTCCTTGGCGCGATCGCTGAATCCGGACAGCCCCACCTCTCCAGCCTTCAACGCAGCGAAGAAAATGCCCAGCGTCTTGCCCACGCCAACGAAGGCCACCGACGTAGACAGCACGCCTGCCTCGAGCCCGTCGAGCGTGTTCTTCAGCGCGTCGATCACGCCCGCGTCGCCGATGGTCTTGAATGCCCCGGCGATGGCGTTCTTGAGATGCTCCCACTTCTGCGTCAGCGTCTCTGCCTGCTGGCCGGCGGCCGACGTCGAGCCGTAGAGCTTGTCGAGACCGGCGGCCAACGCCGGGAAGAGCTGCTCTGCCGTCACCTGGCCGGCTTCGACCAACTTGATCAGCTCTGCCGTCGTGATGCCGAAACCGGAAGCCACCGCATTGAGCGCGCCGGGCAGGCGCTCGCCGAGCTGCCCGCGCAGCTCCTCCATCGCCACCACGCCTTTCGACGCCATTTGCGACAGCGCCAGCAGCGCGCCCTGCGTATCGTCGGCGGACTTTCCGGCAATGGCCATCGATCCCGCCACCGCCTCGAACACCGCCCGCGTCGCCTGACCTTCGGCGCGCGTCCCCTTGGTCGCTGCGGTCAGATCTGCGTACGCCTTGCCGGCGGCAATCAGCGGCAGCCCGAGACGATCGGCCACGTCGCGCGCGTAGGCCATTTCTTCCGCGGCCTTTTCGCTCGACCCGGCCACCGCCGTGAACGTGCGCTGCATGCCCTCCAGGGCGACATTCACCGTCAGGAACTGCCGCGCCAGCTCGACGCCGCTGTACGCAAGACCCAGCTTGCCGAGGGTCGATATCAGGCCGTCCGTACGCTGTGCCGCNGCGGCGACCGAGCCCGTCGCGCCGTTGAGCTCTTCGCGAAAACGCTTGATCTGCGCCTGTCCGGCTGCGAAGGCGCGGTCCATCTCGGCGCCGGACGTGCGACTATCGCTGGCCAGCTTGAGCAGCGACTGATTGACGCCGAGGATGTCCGCCTCGATCTGCTTCGCCGAGCGGATGCCGAGCGTATTGAAGGCCTGGTCCAGGCGCTCGGTGCTCGTCTGCACGCGCTTTTCTGCTGCGCCGATCTTGTCGATCGACTGACCCATGGCGTCGACGTTGGCCTTTCCGGTCACGTCGGCGCCCACTTCGATTTGCAGTTTGAGATCGTCAGCCATGCCCCATTCTCACGCGCGCGCGAGCGCTTGCGCAGGGCGTAGCGCTTCGACGAGCGGGCATGAAAAAGCCCCGCGGGGCGGGGCTTTCGGGGGGCTTGCTGCCGGCGTTAGCCGTCGAGCAGTCGCACCTCGAACGGCTCGGTCTTGCCGGTGGGCGTCGTCAATCGTCCCTTCAGCGAGATACTGCCGAAGTTGTCCGCGACGAAGTCGAATGCGGTATCGGGGGAGATCAGCACCTCCCAGGCCGTGCAGATCGACGGCTTCCCGCCGTCGTAGTTGATGCCGTCCAGGATGATTTCGGCGCGTACCTGCGCCTGCGTCGCGCCCGCGATGCGCGTTCCGGTCGTCGCGTTGTACGTGCCCGACACCTTGAGCGATGCGCTGTTGGCGATGGCGCCAGTGGACTTGATGCGTACCCAGCCCATCCGGTAGTTGACGTCGTAGTCCGTGCCCAGCACGTAGGTCGGCGTGCCCGAGGTGTGCTTGACCACAAACCCGGCCGTGGCGAAATTGGCCTTGCTCGTCGGCACCCACTTGTCGTGCACCGCGACCAGCACCTCGTCGGTGATGGAGCCCGAGCCCTGGTTGATCACCGACTGCGTGCCGAGCAGGGCCAGTGTNAGGCCGTCCTTGTCCAGCTCCGTGAGCACCACCGTCAGGTCTGCCGGCTTCTGGATGGCAACGGCGGAGATCACCTGGCCGTACGTCGTCTTCCCCTTCGAGGTCGCTTCTTTCAGCTCGGTATTGGGCTTGATCTCGAACTTGCTGCACTCGAAGGGGCCGGCCTTGCCGGTCGGAATGCCCGTAACGGGGTCGAAGCGGTTGATGTAAAGATCGCCCGCGCCGAGGAATGAACGTCCAGCCATGGTTGGTTACCTCCTGATAAAAAGTTTCAGCTCGCCGAAACGACGTGCTGCGTAGCAACGGCCAGCGGGAACAGCAGCGCCCCGGCGGAAAAGATCGGTGGCGGTGGGGTTTCCAGCGTCAGCGGCGTGTAGCCATCGGGCGGTGTCCAGCCCAAAAGCCGCTTCAGCACGCCCGCAGCCAGCGGCGCCGCCTGCCCGCGCGCCGCGCCACCGGCCGCCGTGCGCGCTGCGCTCTTCACCGCAATCACCACCAGCCAGCGTGTTTCAACCAGTGCCGCGCGGCGCTGGCGGCGCGACTCCAGCACGCGGTAGCCGTCGTAGATCACAAAGGCGCAAGGCATCGGCTTGCCGGCCTTCTCGAGATCGTCGAAGTCCGCCATGCCATAGACCTTGAGCAATTCCGGGATCTCCGCCACGGCGTCGATCAGCGGTTGTTCGAGCCCCAGCATCAGCGCACCGCCCGCGAGAACAGCCGCTCGCTGCCGACCATTTCCACCAGCCCGGACGAAGCCGCCGACGGCGTCGCCGCATCGAGCTTGATCGCCCCGTTGGAGATATCGCGCAGGCTCGCCACGGCCGCCTTGTAGCGATCGCGGACGATGTCCGGCGCCGCGTCGGTGTACAGCGCATAGCGCACCAGGTCGCAGCACAGCCCGACCAGCAAATCCGGCACCGTCGGCAGCGGCAGCACATAACGCGCCGCCAGGTAGCCGTCGATCACCGCGCTGGCGTAGGCCAGCTCGCGGTCCACCACTGCGGCATCGATCACCGCCGCGTTGACGCGGTCGGTCTGCTCGATGAGCTCTTGCAATCCGAAGCGAGCGACCAGATCGGGTTGTGTGGCGTAGGACATCGCTTACAACCCCAGCGCCGTGTATTGCGCCGATGCCCATGTGTCGGCTTCCTGGCACACCACGGCGTACGCGCCGAGTGCAGCGGTCTGCCCGGCATTCAGCACCACCAGACCGGCCGCGGCGTGCGCAGCCATGTGCAGAAACGAAAACTGGTCCTCGGGCGTGTAGTTGTGATCCAGAATGCGTTGCTTGCGGCGCATCTTGATCAGGTCGCAATGCGGGCTGGCGGCCTTGATCGCGCTGCGCACGGCATCGTCGAGCGCCACCGGCTGAATGCTTCCGGCGATCTCCGCCGGCTGCTCAGCCGGCAGCGTATGGCCAGCCGGGATGCTGACGTAGGTCAGCGCTCCCACGGTCGCCAGCTCGACGCCGACGCTGTTTCCGTCTGCGTCGACGGGCAGGCGCAGCTCGCGCGTGACCTGGCTATCGATAAACTTGCGGTAGCTGAGGATAGAGCTCACAGCGGGCCTCCCGTAGGGTGCGCAGCATGTGCTGCAGTGAATGAGTGCGCCGGGCATGGCCCAGCACGGACACCAGGCT